ATGCCAAATTCTGACCTGATCCCTTCCCTATTATCCAAACTCTACGAGAACCAACTCGCCCTCGAAGCCTCAATCATGGAACTGTCCAACTGGGTGGAGCAGCGCGGCTCCGCTGAAGTGGCAGACAATGTGCGCGGCGCCCTTTTCACGATCGGCGACAATGAAGAGTTCATCAAAATGTCTCTGGCCGTCCTTATGACGCAGGACTGAGCTCTACTTGCATGCCACCGTCCAGAGCTGGTCCAGTTTGGTGGTATAGCTCTGGCTCATCATCTCCCGACGCATCCCCCAGTCGGGATTGGTCGGCACGCTGGCAGACCGAAGCGTTCCTCTGCCCCACCGCTCGTTGATCTGATCAAGCACAGTCATTACACGGGTTGCCTCGGCCGCCTGCGATATTGCGAACAGATCGTCCGTGTACTCTCCCGGCTGGCACAGGTTGAGCAGCATTACCTCGGCCTTGCTGTATTTGAAGCCTGGTCGGAAGATCCTGTCGAGCGCATCGACAGCGGCTTTCGTGAGCAGGCGCACGTCATCGGTAGGGTACGGCATATCGACCACAACGCCGTTGGCATACTTCGCCTCCTCGGGATTGAACATCCCGGTGCGAATGCAGACGCGGACCTTCTTGCAGAGAGAGTTCTGGGCGCGCAGCTTCTCGGATGCCCTCATCATGTAGGTGGCCACCGCTTCTTTGATGGGGGGTAGCTCGGTCAGGCGTCTTCCGAACATTCGGCTGCAGCATATTTCTTGCTTGGGTGGGTCGGGCTCGTCCAGTTCCAGACACGATGTGCCGGCCAGCTCCCGCGCCGTCTTTTCGATCACTACGCTGAATTTCTTGCGGAGCGTCCGATGATCGGCCTTGGCCAAGTCCATTGCCGACTTGATCCCCATTGCGTCCAGGTGCAGTTTCATTTTCCGCCCGACGCCCCACACTTCCGCGACGTCAGTATTGCGCAGCACCCAATCGCGCTTGACCGGGTCGGTGATATTCACCACCCCGCCGGTCTGCGCCTGGAGTCTCTTTGCCGCGTGATTGGCCAGCTTTGCCAGGGTCTTGGTGTTCGCGATTCCGACCCCAACAGGAATACCGGTGCCTCGCAATACCTGTGCCCTGATCTGGCGCCCCAGGGCATCGAGCCCTGATATTCCCGTGAGGTCGGCGAAGGCTTCATCGATGCTGTAAATCTCGACACCAGGTACCATGGATTCAATCAGCGTCATCACCCGCTCGCTCATGTCGCCATAAAGCGCGTAGTTCGACGAGAAAGGGACGATTCCATGCTGCTTGAGCTTGTGCTTGATCTGGAAATACGGCTCGCCCATCTTGATAAAGGGCTTGGCGTCATAACTCCTGGCGATCACGCAGCCATCGTTGTTGCTCAGCACGACGATTGGGGTTTTGGCTAGGTCGGGCCGGAATACCCGCTCGCAACTCGCATAGAAGCTGTTGCAGTCGATCAGCGCAAAGACAGGCGTATTAGACATGACTCCGCACCGTGCTGGTGATCACGCCCCAGATCGATAGCTCGTCACCTTCGAGGATGTAGCGCGCTGGGTACTTGGGGTTTTCTGACAGCAGGATAACCTCGGCCCCACGCTTGCACAGGCGCTTGCACATCGGGTCGTTATTGAGCAGGGCCACGACTATATGCCCGTGAGCTGGCTCAATAGAACGATCCACAACAGCCAGGTCGCCCTCGAAAATGCCAGCGCCTTGCATGCTTTCGCCGGTAATGGCGATCAAGTAAACGTGCGGCGCGCGGATATTTAGGACCTCATCCAATGAGATGTGCTGCTCGATATGGTCGGCCGCTGGTGATGGAAACCCAGCTGGCACCCGAAACGAGCAGAAAGGCAGCTTCGTGCCGCCTTCGGATATAGGGCCTAAAATGGTGAAGCTCATGATGCAGCCTTCTACACGAACTGTATGAATGTACAGTTAACTTTGCAGAAGGCTTGTGGTCAATTTTTCTGTAGGGGATTTCGACAGACGGAGCGGCGCCTATGTGCGGAAGGCTTTCACAATACAGCGGGATTCATGACTTCGTTGCGGCGCTGAGCATGCCCAATGCGCTGGAGAACTCCGTGGGCGACGAGCCGATAGAGCGTTACAACGTGGCGCCGACGACCGCCGTGGCGCTGCTACACCTGCAAGGCGAGTTGCTGCACGCCGACCCGGTTCGTTGGGGATGGCGACCGCATTGGGCCAAGGACCGCGCCGCGCCGATCAACGCGCGTGTGGAAAAGGTCGCCCACGGCCCCTTCTTTCGGGCGATCTGGCCGCACCGAGCAATCACGCCTATCGACAACTGGTTTGAGTGGGTGGATGAAGGCGGCCCCAAGAAGCAGCCCTACCTGATCCGCCGGCGGGATGGTGCGCCGATCTTCTGTGCTGCCATCGGCCAGCTGCCAGATGCCGATGAAGGCCCAGGCGAGCATGACGGTTTTGTGATCATCACCGCCGACAGCGCCGGGGGCATGGTGGACATTCATGACCGGCGACCGGTGGTGCTGACACCTCATCTGGCGCGGGAGTGGCTGGACCCCGCCACGCCCAAGGAGCGCGCCGAACAAATGTTGTTGCACCAGGGCGAACCGTCCGATGTATTCGAGTGGTTCAAGGTCGACACGGCCGTGGGAAACGTGCGGAACAAGGGCCCTGAACTGATCAGCCCCATCAGCGTGTAATAGCCCGCACGTACGCCTGGCACGCGCGCAATGCGATTATGGCGTTGTCTCCGTCATCGGTGATGGCGACAATTCGTTGAGCATGCGCTGGGTCAAGTTGGGCTCGACGGGCTGCATGAACCACGCTGACGGCGCCGGAGGCGGTAGGCACGTTGCAGCCACTGGCTGAATCCTCGGCAAGGAGGACTGACAGCCGCACATCAGCAGTAGCAAGGCGGTCACGCAGCAGAACCTGGTTGCGCTGGGCATCGGATAATTCCTTGGTGTGTTTTTGGTCGGCGGTGGCCAGGGCCTGCTCGGTGGCAACTCGCTTATCCTGCTCGGCGCGGGCCTGATCTGCGGCGGCATTGGTTATCGCCGCCAAATCATCCTTGTGCAGACCGGCCTGCTCGGCGAGCTTCTTGCCCATGCGCCAGTCCTGTACCTGCCAGGTCACGCCGGCGGCACTGGCCATCAGCAGCAGGATCAGCGCTGCGAGGCCGGCCAGCTTCTGCACCGAGGTCATGCCAGCACCTTCAGCGCTTTGTCGTACAGCGCCTGGCGGTCGGCCTGTCCGGTGAGCCCACCATTGATGCGCCTGGTGATCTTCTCGAATTGCCCCTGATCCGCCAGCATGTTCAGGCCATTCGTCGACCAGAACCAGGCAGCTGACATAGCGGCGTGCTGGGGCAGCTCGAGCAATTCAGGCTTGTTGATCAGGTCCAGGCCCAGGGCCTCGCCGCACGCAGCATAGTTGGCTCGCCCGGTGACCTGGATCAGGCCACGCCCGCGGTACTTGGAACCGTCTCCCTTCACGGTGTTGCCCAGATCGGCGCGGCCCTCGTACCCAAGCTGCTGGGCGGTCGGCCCCCAAACTTCCCGCACGTAACGCAACTGGCCCGACTCGTGGCCGATCTGAGCAATGAACGCTGAGGCGCGCGCTGCGCCCACAATCGCGTACCGGTTCATGGCCGCATTTAGAGCGGATACAAAAACGCCGGCTTGGCGGCCGGCGTTCGGGAGGATCTGCAGCAACTGCTGCTCGGTGATCGGCATACTTTTCTCCAGGCAACAAAAACACCACCTAAGGGCGGGCTATACTAAAAATTCAATTAGGGTGAGCTTATGCAGAATATTTACATTCGAGACGCTGTGATTATTCCCGGTACGAACCTGCTAAAGGTTGCAGACCTTGAACCTCTGCCCGTTAATCTCGATAAAATTACTCGCGATGACATAAAGCGTATTGCTGAGTGGGCAGGCGAACATGCGCAGGAAGCACCGACTTATGGGTTTTCCGGCGCAAGCTTCCATTCCGATTGAATTCGGAAATCTTTTCTCCATGCGAAAAAAACCGCACAAGGCGGCTGGTGGTCGGCTTCAGCAATTACGCAGGAACATCAGGCCATTCGATCGTTTGAGGGTAATCTGCTTGGTCGGGAACGCGGCTGAGCGCCACGCGGTACTTCTTCCACGCCTTCAGTGCGGCCAGGTCGGCATCGGTCGCTTCGTCGATATCGACGGCATCCTGAAGTGGAGCGATCACATAGTCGGCGGTGGCGCGCAAGCGATTGACCTCGCTCTGCGCCTCTACCAAAGGGTCAGCAACCGGCGGCGGAACGACGATTGCCTCCAGATCCGGGACCAGGATGTGCAGCGTGATCATTGTTTTCAGGTCATACGGCTGGCCATCCATCGTGACGGTGACGGTCAACAGCCCGTCGGAGAACGACGTATCAACGAGTGCCTGGTTTTCCGAAGGATGCAGCGAGAAGCCCCAGCCCTGGTCCAAAGGTGGAAACGGAACCATGCCAAGCGCACCGGTCACGCAGTACACACCCACGTCCTTACGGTAACTGCCCACGTCGATCCCGCCAAGCGAGGTCAGGTCGTACATCGCGCCAGTAGCGCCCACGATATTGATTGCTGCTCTTGCCATGATTAAATCGCCTTGAGGGTGCCGTCTTGGGCACGGGTGGTGTTTCCGTCGTGGTAAATCTTGCGCCACGGATCGCCCGCACCACTCGCGGCGACGGTCCGGAACATCAAGTTCATGCTGTTTCCCGTAACCACTTGTGCAACGAGATCCATAGCGCAGTTTTGGAAAGGGTACTGAGCGCGAATGCCCGCCCAGTAAGCGCCGCCTGCGGGCACCACCGTTGTGCTGTCCCCGTAGTTAATGAAGTGACTGCCTTGCTCGATAAATGCGGAATTACCCACCATGGGCGTTGGTGAGCTCACGTCCTGGATGTTCCCCGCAGCACTGCCAACTGCTTTAAGCGCGGCCGCCCCCAGCCCAAGATTTGCGCGGGCGGCAGGGGCCGAGGTTGCTCCGGTGCCACCATTTGCAACAGGGACAGTGGTCATGCTCGCCACCGGGCCAAGCCCTGAAAGCGTGGCCCCCCACTGCTGAACCATCAGATTGACCGCATCAGCCAAAGCTTTTGGATAGCCGTTAACTGGAACGATCCCGTAGGCAGCGCCTGCTGATGTGACCCCCCGGTACGCCGGCGAGATCGACACGGAGGTATCGCTCGACGGGTTGATCACTTGATAAATGCCATTATCTGGACCGACGAACATGTCGCCAGATCGGCAGTTAGAAAACTTCGTACCTACACCTGTCACAGTGGCATTGCCGTTCGTGACGGTGACGGTCCCTTCTGAAAACCAAGAAGCCATCATTATTCTCCATACGTAAAAAGACCGCTCAATTGGCGGGAAGTTACCCTTGACTTACGTTAACTAACTGAATAAATAGCAGCAAAATTTCCCGCCCCCTCCAAGAAGCTTCAAACAGAAATAGTGCCAAATACAGCGGGGAGCAAGAAGTATATTGGGTTGGATACAGTAGTCACACTAAACCTCAAAAGTGAGGCCGTGAAATCATACCTAAGCCCGGTCCCCCGCGATTCATTGTTTCCACCCATCATTGGCATTCTGGCATTGTTTACCATCAAATAGTCACCAATCTCATAACTCATCGGAACAGAATACCAATTAGTCGGCAATCCCTGAGCGCTATAAGTAGTATGTGTGTAGGTCCAGTTTTTTACGACTCTGGTAAACACAGCTGCCTGGGTTCCGGAATCAAAAATTTGCTTGCCTGTTGCATCCCACATCCTCAAGCCATAGGAAGCGCTGGGGATAGAGGAAAACGCGCCGATGAATATAGATCCAGAATGTGCCTGTCCCGATGTTATGGAGCAACCAGTCCAAGCGCCAGCAGCCCCTTCTAGCAAAACTCCAAGCTGGATGAGTGACCCATTGCTCTGCGGGCGCACAAAAACAAGTGGTGGCTCCTGCGTGGTAACAACAGATGAAAATACGACAGACACACCAGCTGTATAAGAGCCTTTATGAAATACGCATAGCCTCGCATACTCTGAGTCTAGGGATATCGCACCCGTATCATTTACTACTTGCAGTCCGTAATTCATCAGCCAAACCTCGCGACTATCAGTCGCATTGTTGCGTTTGAGAAAGAATCGGAGGGTCTACCTTTTAGGAAGTTTCTTGTATAAACCACATCCTGAGCCATCTCACATTCCAACTGCCTATTTGAAATGACTTGCGACGTATCGTTATTAATCGGCAAAAAAAAGCTTATAGAGTTATTGGCATTACACCCCGGAACCGAAAATGTTCTAGTGCCATCAGGGCCTGAAGCATATGAAACCAAGACGGATAAAACGATCCGGTAAGTCGATATACTGGTATCAAATTCCAAAGTTCTATTAGATGACCACATCCTTAGACCGAAACTCATGAGGAAAGCCTCCCCGCCATAAGCCTGAGCACCTCATTCAAATCGAATACTGCTAGCCCATCGTTGTTAAGGACGGAAGACCCGCCTGCGCCAGGACTGCGAACGGTAAACGTACCCGCCGGTATGTTGATCTCGAGAAGCGGCCGTCCTTTGGAGTCGACAGTAGGCGAACGCAGCACCATGCCCAGAATGATTTCCTGAACAAACGCCTTACTGATGATTGCCGTATTGAAAACGGCCTGGCCATTCTCAATAACAAACATCGGAATTACCTTTCCGTCGATCTCATTAACCACAGCCATACGCTGGGCCATGATCAGGAACTCGGATTGCTCACCGTTCGAACCAAACGCAAACCCCGTGGCGACCTTTCGGCCATCCACTATTGTTTGAGCTTTCATGGTGACTTGAGACAACACCTTCCCGTTGAGCTGCACCACGGTTTCACTGACCGTTTGGACAGAGGCACTTGTCTGGCCGATACTGGACTGCAGCGTTTCCGAAACCTTGGCCTGGGCCTCGATTTCAGATGCGCGCACCTTCTTCTCTGTGCTGATTGCTGCGGTGGACTCCCATGCCTTGATCGCCCCAGCCAGATCGCCAGAGCCGTCATCGCCACGAACAGAAGCCCGCAGCGCCTCATTGCTAGACGCCTGAGAGGTGATCTTCCCGTCCAGGTTGGTGACTTCTGTGTCGAGGCTGGTGAGCGCTTGGGCATTGCCGTTCGCCTTTTGCTCAACCGCAGACAGATCACTTTTCAACTGGGTTATCTGCGCTGCCGACGTCTCGCGATTGCTGGCAACCACCTGCTCCAGAACGGTCAGCGACGACTTGTTGGCGCCTACCTGAGCACCCAGGGTGAGTAGCTGCTGAGCCATCGCATCGTTTTCGCTGGCCCGGGTTTTACGCTCGACCGCCAGATCTGCCGTCGAAGTCCAGCCCTTGATTGCGTCGGCCAGGTCGCCGGCGCCGTCATCACCACGCGCAGCAGAGCGCAAGGCCTCAACTGAGGTGGCGGTGGCCAACACCTTGCCGTCGATTTCCTCGATCTTGGTTTCGATGATGTGGACCTGAGACACCAGTGCATCAGTGGTCTCAAGGATGGTGCCGATATCGATCCAGTATGTGACGTCGGGCGGCGTTGCCCCCACCGGCACGGGACCTTTCGCTTGGTAGAGGCGCTGATCCAGCCGCACGATGTCGCCCTTCAGATAGGGCTTTGCTGGGTCGTAAGCGAGCGCATCGCTTACCTGCTTAATCAAATCCTCCAGTTCCTGCTTGGCTTCCTCGAGGCGCTCATTTACTGAGCCAGGCCCGTCGCCGGTGATCAGCTCGATCTCTTCCCGCAGACTCTGGTACAGGGCGCCCTTGCCGATCTTCTCGGCGTAGTACGCCTCATAGTCGCTCTGCTTGGTACTGGCCTGGCCATTGACTGCACCAGGTACAGGCCAGAATGGGCCGACGTTGCCAGTCCGGTCGACCAGGCGCGCCCAGAAGAACAGACTCGCCCCAGCCAACAGGCTGTGCATTTCGTGCGAGCCTTGGGGGTAGCTGAAGTCGCTCAGCTTGACTGCCGTCGTCAAGTCGGCCGACTGGCTGTACCATATCTCCGTCCGCTGGGTGTCCTCTGCACCTGGTGGAAAGCCCCATTGAATGCCGATGCCATAAACCAGGCTTGTAGTGGTCAGGAACGACACCGCCGGCGGCAAACCGGTTTTGCCTTCCAGGTTGGTCAGGATGGAGTTTTTCCAAACCGACGAGATGTCGAAGGCACTCACGGCGCGCACCCGGGCCAAGTAGGCGCCCGAATAGATGCCGGTTACGTCGACGCTCGTCGAGCCGGTGCGCTGCACCTTGATCCAGTTTCCGCTGTCCTTGCGCCACTCCACGTCATACGCGACGGCGCCGGTGACGGCCGGCCACGAGATATTCATGGTGGTGATCGCGATGCCCTGATTGACCGAGTAGCTCGACGTCAACGTGACGCTGGCCGGTGCCGGTACCACCGTGATCGGAATCACACTGATCGGGCGCTCTTCCAGGCGCGCGCCGGTGTCGATGTGAGCAAACTTGCTCGGATCGTACTGAACTGCCGATATCTCAAACACGCCTGGCTCTGGCCGGGCCACGCTCACCACGCGGTAGAGCGGAATGGCCAAGTCGTCAGCATCCAGCGCCCATACCAGTTCGGGTTCGGGCGTCGCGGAATAATCCAAGGTCACCGTGACTTTCCGGCCACTCACCAGTTGCACGGTCCGCCCCTCACACTTGCCATCAGGCAGGTTTAGGATGAGCCGGTCGCCGGGCTTGGCCTGGGTGTCGCGGTCTAGGGTGATGACCTTGCCGCTCACTGCCGAGATGCGCCCGCCTACCGGCCGACCGGCCAGGAGTTCGTCTGCGATCGGGATCACGTACCCAGGCAGCGGGATTCGACCGTCGAGGCCAACCTTGAACGTTACGGCCCGATCCTTGGAGTTTGTGAGCAGCGCCCACTTACCGCGGCGCTGGGCCTCGGATTCGCGATCACATGCAATTGCACTGATTTCAAGCGGGTTATCGCCGTAACGGCGCTGCAGCTTCTGGTCGGTTACAGAGGTGACGTCTGTATCGTGGTTGTTCTCACGATTGTCGTAGCTGACCAGGGCGCGGCTGTAGCGAGTGCGCTCCGAAGCGCTGGAGTAGGTGAATTTACCGTCGATGACGTTCGCCCGGGTGTAGGCGAAGTCGAAGTCCGTGGCGCGCGGCATATCCGACAGGGTGAAGACCTGGCCCTGTGCCCAGTAAGTCATGCCCCGATAGATCGCCGAGATATCACGCAGCAGCGACCACGCGTCAGCCTTGCTCTGAAGGTTGAGGTTGCAGATAAAGCGTGGCTCCATCCCACCCTTTCCGTCCGGTACCAGTTGATCGCAGTACTGCGAGATGCGGTACAGCTCCCACTTGTCGACCATCCACGGCTTGATGCGGCGGCCGAGGCCGAAGCGGTCGTTCGTGGTGATGCCGTAGGTGTGCCAGACGGGGTTGTCCGTCCAAGCCTCTTTGAAGGTGCCATCCCACACGCCTGTATAGCCGCGAGAGCGCGAGTCGTAGTTACTTGGAACCTGCCACTTTCGGCCATCACATACGACAGTCACGGCAGGAATGCTGCGGAACTGCTCGGCGGAAAACTCGATGTATAGCAACGCGGTGTTCGGGTAGCGGATCTTTGCGTCGATCACCTCGGTGAAACCGGCGATCTGCATGGTGTCCGCGATTTTGTTGTTGTTCTGGTTGGGCGTGATACGGGTGATGCGCATCAGCCAGCCAGTAGCGGCCTTCGGCAGATCGATACGGCGCGTACGCTCGTACACGCTGGTGGTCTTGCCATCGACAGCTTCGCTGAACACCTGCTGATAGGCCCCCCCATCAGTAGCAAGCTCAACCTTATATTCGATCCGGTACCCATTGATGTTGCCCCCGGCGTCCATGGACTGGAGCGCCGGCCAAGCGAATCGTACGCGCACGGCAGAAAGCTGGGTGTTGCTGATCGCTCGAACCCAAGGCGTACCGCTACGCAGTTCGGTGCTGATCGTCGTTTCGTTCTCAATCGACGGGATGCCCTGGATATAGGTCTGGTCCACCGCTCCAGTGCGCCATTCCCACTTCACGTTCGGGAAGTTCCTGTTGCCTTGGGGGTCTTGCAGCGGTGTGCCGTCGAGGCGGATGTCGCGGTCCGTAGGCGTGCCTTCAAACTCGCCCTCACCTACAGCAATCAACATCTTTGCAATGGCCACTGAACGCAGACTGTCCGGGGTCTCAGTTGGGGTTTTAGGCTTTGCTTCGCCACCCTTGGCGCCGCGGATATCAATTTTGCGTACTGCGCCCATGCTTTCCTCCAGGCATTAAAAAACCGCCTCAAGGGCGGCTGCGGTGCTTCACGTGTGGTCTACATCTGGTCTTCTGCATATATGGCGGCACTGATGATCGCCCCGCCCCATGGGCGTCTTCCCGCGCACAGAGGCACCGGGTTGCCAGAAGCCGTGGTGTTCTTGGCACTGCCGAAGGCGTAGCCGGGGGTGTTCTCGGGCGCGGCGCTGGTCTTGAGTCCGCCAGCCTGGGGGCTGAGCATTTGGATCACGCCGCCCAACGCCATCGATCCGCCCATCATTATCAGGGCGGAGCCGAAAGGAGCGCCCGCGCCGAAGGTGCCGCCGGTGATGACGAGACCAACAACGATAAGCACTGCCCCAATAATGGTTTGCAGCGCACCGCCGCGCTTACTTCCGGTGATAACGGGAGCAATGCGGATATCTCCAGCGCCCGCGAACCCAAGTTCTTTCTCGCCCAGGTTTGTTTTGCCTCGAAAAACCGCGAACTCAATACCCTTAGATTTGGCATTGGACAGAAACCGCTCGAAACCTGGAATTTGGACGCAAAGCGCTTTCACGGCCTCGGCCGGAGTACTCACAGCCATTCGGAAAGACCGGCCAAACTGTCGGAGCTGGCCGTAGAGCAGGATTGTGCTCATGGGCTGATAATTGATGGCAAGTGCCGCCATTTGCTTTTCTCCAGGTAATAAAAAAGCCCGCCGAAGCGAGCCTTGGACAATTTGATGTGACGCTATAAGCAGCCTTGCAGCGCGGTCAGCCGTTTATTCGCGATCCAATTACCCACCACCACGTAATATTTCGCCTCTGATCCGTAGCCCTTTGGCTGGATGTCAACGAAGTACTGAGAGCCCTCAGTGAATACCGTATACCCGGTGTCACGCCCAGGCTGAGAGTTTGCGCCAGGCGTGCCGCCGAAGATCGGCTGGTTTTGCCATTCATACTGCACGCACTTAGCCAGCGCGGCGTCAGTTTTCTTCGAGGTCAGTACCTTGTAAGGTCCTTCCTGGCGCGCCTCGTTCATCGTGGGTGCCATGCACCCCGCCAGCATCGCCACCGCTACCGCCGCTATCAAAATCCGCATGATCGATCCTCGTCCTGAAAGCAGCGACTGTAACCTGGACCTGTCCAGGCATCCAGCGTGGATGGAATGCCAGTAACTGCCATAGTCGACCGCGTAGTAGCTTTGTGCCTCCAACGGATGGATAGGTTAGCGAAAATGTCCGCATTAAACAAAGCCCGAGCGACGGCAATACAAGCTGCCGTCAATATTTTGCAAGCCGGTCCAGATACCGAAGATCGGCGCAAAGATGCGAGGCTCATCATCGATACGGTACTGAAGAATACAAAACTGGAAAATTACCGTGTTAGCGCACTAATAATTCCGTTTCCAGCCCCTGCAAGCAACAATACCAACGCCATCAAAGGTGATGGTGCCACTGGTGGATCGACCGCCTACACTGTGCTCCCGCCTATCAATCAAGAAATGCAGAATCACCTCGTCGACTTTCTTAATACTTCTACAGCCGTCGATCTTGCAGATGCCAAGCAGCAATGGGATCTCATGTACAACTAAGTGATCAATTACTTGTGAAGGATTCCCCAGCCCTACGCCTGCAAGCCCAAGGACTGGGATAGCGCCAATATCGGCGCGTTTATGACCTGGAGGTCAATGTGAGCGAGCAAAAAGTCATCGATCCATCCGCAGCAATAAACCAGATCAACAATACGCTTTTGGCTCTAGCGAGACTGGCAGCTGCTAATAACCCAGTCGAAGCCAAAAAATATCTCGGCGCTGCCGTACTCGCATCACGCGAGAACGGCGCCGGTGACGAGTTTGTTTTTGAGATTTATCGCAAAGTCTTTCCTGGCCAAGATCTTCCAGCTACTTACTCTCTGGACATCCCGGTACCTAAGGGGCAGTAACTTTCAGCATTTGAATTGAGCCTTCATGAACGAATTGTTCAGAGAGGATCATGGCTCCACTCTTGCTGATCAGCCAGGCTGGATTTCCTTGGGAGTCTTTAGCCTGGCTTTCGATAAAGTCGCCGATAAAAGCCTTCTTGGCTCCATCAATCAAAATTTCATGACTCATGCTTCTCTCCTGCGGCCGTGCCGCGTCATGTTGGTTGTCTTGCGTCTTTGTGCCTGAGGATCAGGCGCGTACGGTCATGCCAGGGCCCGCCGTAGACGATGATTTCCGACGGCCTGCCATACAGGTGATGCAGCAGGAATGGGCCGGGGCCGTACACGCCCGACTCTTCGCCAGGAAGTGCCGGATCTGTGCCGAGGTAGATCCCGGCGTGGTTCGGGTGCACCGTGCGCCCGACTTGCATGACGATCATGTCGCCCCGCTGCGGCCGGTCGACGCGCACAAAGCCCGCCGCCTGGTAGTGCCGCTCGTACAGGCTCGCGTTCTCCGCGCTCTCCCACCAGCCGTCGGTGCGCTGGAAGGCTTCGAACTCAAGCCCCCATTCACGCTGGTACCAGTCAGCGCAGACCTGCCAGCAATCCCATGCGCCGTGCACGAATGGACGTTTGAGCAGCGGCGTGCAGCCCGTTGGGGTGATCGTGCGCATATCGCCCTCAGGCCAGCTCAGAATGTGCCAGGGCAAGGCGGTGGCCTCGCACATGGCCAGGTCATGCGGTGACGGCCTGCTGGTGGCGTCCGGGTGGGAGTGAACGATGCCGATCACTTCACCAAAGTCTTCAGCCGCAGCGTAGTCCTCAGGATCAAGCCGGAATTCTTCGTTAGGCTCCGCGGCGATGTTCCGGCATGGAAAGTACTTCTGCGCGCGGCCGACTGCCAACAACAGGCCGCAGCATTCTTTCGGGTACTGCGCGGCCGCATGCGCCTGGACCGCCGCAATGATGTGCTTGCGCATGTTCAGCTCCGGGCAATCAGGGAAACGGCGGGGAATCCACCGAAGGAGAGTTCGTTGTTCTCGCCGAAGCGCAACTTGCAGGACGACAGGCAGCCTTTGCACTGGTCCAGTGCTGGGTCATCCGTGGGGTTGTCCTCATCGTCGAACATGGCCGCGCCGGTGTATCCGCAGTCTGGCCCCCGGTAACCGTTGGTCATGGCCCAGTGGCAAAACGTCGTCATCTGCCGGCCGGGAAGACCGTGGTTATCGATCTCGCCCGGGGAAGACAACTCCCAGACCACTGCCTCGCCGTCTTCGCTGGTTTTCTGGTCGATGTACCAGATTTCCAGCGCCTCCTGCGTCGGGTCAGCAGTTGGGTTGCCATCGGGGAAGTTGGCCGCATCCAGGTACTGGGCCAGGGTCTCGCGAACCGTCAGCTTGAACTTCAGCATGTCCTCGAAGGCCAGGCACAACGCCGTGACACGCCCGTTGACGTTGCCGGCAGCGAACGTCGGCCGAGAAGCGGTACCGTCGCTGCTTGATGAAATGCCCTCAATCTGCACCGGCCAGGCCGCGTACTCTTGGCCCTGCCAGATAATCGACTTGGCGGGCAAGTCGTCCTCAGAATGCTCGTAGACCTGCAGTTCCTCAGCCGTGTGAGGGATTGCGTGGCCGTGGAAGCGCAAGTAATCCGCGCCGTATTCCGTCCCGTCAATTTCAAACAGGCGAATTTCGCCGCCGGGCTCCAGTTTCTGGATGTCCGTGATCAGTGCCATGGGCGGTTATCTCAGGGGTGGAAGGTTTGCTGAAAGGTGGCGGTGATGGCGTAGACCTGGCCGCCGCGGTGAATCGGCTTGTAGCCGTTGCACTTGTAGAGGCCAAGCTCGCCAAGGGGCGGCTCCCACAGGAAACCCTTCGCCCCTTTGTGTCGGTCGATGAAGTCCATGATTTCCTTGATGCGCGGTTTAAGGCCGGTAAAGGTCACCGGCCAGGACTGCGATCGATTGTTCAGGCCATCCTCGACCGACTGCTCGTAGCCATCACCGAACTGTTTGGAGCGAACGCGCTGGGCAATATCGCCCTCCGCGCCCTTCTCTGTTGCCCAGGTGAATCGTTCGATTGCCATCAGCGCCCCTTGATTGCTTTGTTGATGACGCCGCCCTGGCGCATGTCCTTTGAGCGCAGCTCTTGATACTTCTGCTCTACGAAGGTCGCCAGTTCTTTGCCGAACAGGTCATAGCCTGGCGCGTCAGCAGTGGACGAGGCATTGCCGTCGCCGTCGATGTGCACTTCTACATTGATCTGCGTTGCGCCAGACCCACCGCCGCCCATAGCCATAACGCCAAGCTTGCCGCTCGACGTACGGGTCAGAGGCATAATCGCCTCTGCCCCCGCCTCGCCCATGACGCCTGTTTTGCCTCCGGCCATGCCGAATGCCGTGGGCTTGCTTACGACCGAGTTGGTGAACGCACCGCCGTCGGCGAACATCTGGACGCCGCTCGCCCATGCACCACCTTTGGCCTGGGTGACTCCGGACCAGCCTGCCAGCACTTCAGGGCTGTAGCCTGCAGCAGTTGAGCCAGCCGATGCTGGTGTCGCGCCTCCTCCGAAATACGCTCCTGCCGCCGAAACGCCAAGCCCCACGAGAGAACCGAGCAGTCCCGATGCCGCTTGACGGGTGGCGATGCGCGCCATATCGGCCAGGATCGATTTGGCGAAGTCCGAGAACGACGCTTTACCGGTCATGGCGAAGTTGACGATCGAATCCTCCATGGAGCTGAAAGCGTTGCCGAACAGGCTCTTCGTCTGACCTGCAATGTCCTTTGCTGAGTCCAGGTAGTTTTCCCATGCGGCCGTTGCACCCTTGGTCCAATCACCCTGGGCACTTTCCACGTCAGCGTAGTTCTGCCTGATCTGATCGGTGGCTTTCTTGTTCGCGTCAGCGAGCGCCTGCGACTTGCGGGTGAATTCCTCGTCCGACATTTTGCGTGACGGGTCGGATCGCTGGTTTTCCAGTTCCAGCGACTGCTGAGCAAACCGGTCTTGCTGGCTGTTCAGTTGCCCGTTCAATGCGTTCTGACGATCACCCTGGCCCACGTCCAATACTGCGCGCTGCCCAGCAAGCTCCAGCGCACGCTGTTGCTGACTCAGCGCCTGCACGTAGGAGCCGATTGCCCGCTCCTGCTTGGCGATCCTCCCGGTCTCGTTGGTAGCCAGCACTTCAAGCTGGCTATCCGCGTCCTTCTGCGCCTTGACCATGCCCGCGCGCGCATCGGCGATCTTCTGATCCAGCTGGATGCTTTGCGCGGCCGATGTTGTCTTCTTGGCCTTTGACGCCTCCAGGGCCGATATCTCGGCTTCGTAAGCAGCAGTCACCTGGTCAAGCTCGTTGCCGATCAGCGCCTGGCGCCGCAGCAGATAGTCTTCCTCGGACAACAGACCAGCCTTCTGCGCCGCTTCCAGTTCCTTCTGGTAATTTTTGTAGGTGTCGGTGATCGCTGCAAGGTTGTTCTTGGCATCATTGAAGCCCGTCAGGTCAACCTGGGTGCCGGCTGTTTTGGGGTCCTTGAACTTCTCATTGATGTTGGCAATGTTCTTGTCGATCGCTGCCTGATTGAGCCGGGAATCTTTCGGGTCGACCTTGCGGATATCCTCAAGCCATTTCTTGTACTCCTTTACCGCCTCGACGCGCTTTTGCTCGTTTGTCCATGAAGACTTTGTGAGTGCATCGATCTTACCCATGGACGACACTGCATCGCCCTGCGCCTTCGCTTGTTCGCCCTCCCACTTGGCGATATCGGCCTGAGCGGCCTTCTCGTCCTCAAGCATGTTCAGGCGGTTTTGCCGAAACTCAATCAGCGAGTCTTTGGACTTTTTGTTTTGGAACAAACCGTCCATGTTTTGCGCTTCAAGCAGGTCTGCCTTCGCGCTTTCAATATCCGCGTTGATGTCGCGACGACCAATATTCTTGATCCCGTCGGCGGCGCGCGCCACGGCGTTATAAGCCTTTTCCCAAAGACTGAGGTTTGCCAGAATCTTTGGAGTGCGCTCATTGATCGCATCAGCGTAGGCATCGGTCGCGAGCTTCGCGGCACCGGCGTGATCGCCCTGCTCTTCCAGCGCGGCAATTTGCGAGTAGACCGAGGCGGTGAGGTAGTGGTACTGCTCGTTCAGCGCTGCCGAGGCTTTAACCGGGTCATCGGCGAGCTTCACGAACTCCGCAACCGTCTCGCTTACTGCCTTGCCCGTGGCTTCCTGCATCGACACTGCGGCCTGGGTGATTCCGGTAAAGCTCTCGCCGGCGATCTTTCCGTTGTCCGCCAGCAGCGCCAACACTGCGGCCGCCTGGCCAGTGGTGCCCACGGTAGCGCTGACCTGCCGCGCCATGTCGCCAAGTTGTCCGGCACTGACCCCGGCGTGGTTACCGGTCAGAATCAACGATTTGTTGTAGCGGTCCTGCTCTTCGCCGCCCTTGTAGTAAGCAACGGCGAGGCCACCCACGGCGGCAGTGGCCAGGGCCAGGGGCGCCAGGATGGCGAGCAGACCAGCCGCACCAGCGCCAGCACCGGCGCCCAACTGAGCGACGGCGCGAACGCCGCTACCCCAATCACCCGACGACAGCGCGTTACCCAACTGCACGACGTTTTCCTGCGCCTGGCGGGTACCGAGGCGCAGCTTGTCGAAACCGGTGGTGGTCTTTTCGAGCTTGGCGTAATCCTTGTCGATCTTACCCAGGGCGCTGTTGTACTGGTCCTGGCTGATCCGGCCCTCGTCGAGGTGTTTGCCGAGCTGCTCGACCTGATTGTCCAGTTTTGCCAGCGCCGCGCGGGCCGGGTCAATGGCGCCCAGCAGGCTGTTCAGCGCCTTCTGCTCGTCCATCGCAGACTTGGCCAGGGCGATCTGCTGCTTATCGAGCTGAGCCGAGATCTTCGCTGCCTCGGCCTCGCCATAGGCGCCGGTCTTGGTCAGTTTGGCGAGAGCGTCACGCTGCTTTGCCAGGTCCTGGGTGGTCTTGGCACTGGCGGAAAGCGATTTCTCCAGCGCCTGCATTTCGTTCATCAGCGAAACGGCGGACTGCTCGGCCCGGCCGCCGGCCTTCGCCATCTCATCCAGGCTCGTTTTAGCCTGGAATGCATCGGCCGAGTCGATCTTGACGCCGAGTTCTGCAATGTTCATCGACTCACCTTGAATGAGTGCCCGTGGTTACGGGCTGTTTTCCCTTTCCTCCGCCATAACGCGCAGGGCTTCGCCTTCCAGAACCTGAAGGTCAGGGAAGATTTCAGCGAGTTTCTTTTTCTTGATGCCGAGGAACCCGGCCACGTCGCGGATGCTGCTGTAATCGAGACCGATCGCGCCGCCGGCGCCTGCCCTCCATTGAGTGGACATGCGATTGAACAGCAGGAAGGCTGGCCAAAGGCACGGCCAAACATCGAACTCTTCTTCCATGTCCTCTGCGTCCCAGCCGAAAGCAGCGATCTGCTCGGCATCCGGCGGGGACTCATACAGGGCGCGGGCGGCGCGTATCAGTTTCCCGTGCGGGCCTTGGAGTAAGCTTCCTGATAGGCGTCTACGACAGCTTCGGTTGTGCCCTGACAGGACGTCACCAGCGCCTTAATGCTCTCGTCGTCAAACATGTCATCGAACTCCCAAGCCACAACCAAATCCTTGATTTGCTGAATCTGGTTTTCGGTGTCAACGGCAACGATTTCGGACACGGAGGGCTTTTCGCCGAACTTATCGAGGCCGTCCTTGCGTCGCTGGTTCCACTCATCGAACAACGCTGCAAGCTCGATACGGTTTCGGTATTTGAAGGTGAAGCCCACCTTCACCGGATCCTGGCCGACTACCGGGACCATCACGGCCCCCAGAAACGTCGGTGATTGGGCAATCTTGAACTTCGCCATGATTAAGCCCCACCGCCAGCGACAACAGGCGCGCGATACGCGGTGATCTCGGCGTTGATGGTGAAGCCGAAGGAGACGGCCGCGCCTTCGTTACGCACCAGCGTCGGCGTCTTGTTGAAGGAGGCATAACCGGCGTAGTAGATCGTTTTGCCGTTGGGCAGCGACATACGCAGGATGCGTACTTCCTTCTCGCGGTCAGCCTTATCGAGCTCTTCGTACCAAGCCAGGCTGTCATCATCGGCCAACTGGAAGGCGAAGGCCTGCGCGTTCTTAGTGGTCGGGATCTGCTTGTCGCGGCGCGCTTCGAGCGGCGCGTAAGTCCAATATTGCTGCTCGCCGCCAGACATGGAGTTGCCGATCACTTGGTTGACCGCTACCCAGCCGGTAACTTTCTTGGCAGTGCCGCCGCTGATGCCGTCCGGGAAGAAAGCAACATTGGATGTGTCGATACCTTCCAGGGTAAATGCGCCAGCAGCAGCATTGGATACCCGCACGGCGCGCTCGTTGATGTCCTCCCAGCCGGACGTGACGAGCAGAATGTCGCCATTCGCAAAGCCGTTTGCGGCGCTGGTGGCGACACCGGGGCTCGCGTTGCTGATTGCGGAGATTAGCTTGGCGGCAGCGAACCCGCTGGAAATCGAAAGCGTTGCCCCGTTGGGGAAATAGACAGACATGGGTTTTCCTCTATGCAGAAATGACAAAACCCGCTCAATGGCGGGTTCAGGATTTGCCCAACGGGCGGGTTACGGGGTGGTATCGGAGCGGTAGGTAAACGAGAGCGGCACGGTGTAGGTTGAGTCGCCGACAATGCCTGGACCGACATCTACAGGCGTCATGGGCGTTACTACGAATCCGTTCTTCACTTCTCGAACGTACAGCGGGAATAGCGCGATGATCTCGGCGGCAAGTGGATTTGTCTTTGCTTTGCCGGTGCCGGCAGGCGCGATGATGCTGACCTGAAACACGCCGGTGTAAAGCCGGTGATCGCCGCCGAGCGTGTTGCTCGCGGTGTCGCCCGGGATCGTGAAAGCCCGCAGATACGTCTCACCAGCCGCCGGCGTGTAGGCCGTGTTCTCGAACACAATCTTTAGCTTCTCCGGCCTGGCAGCATTCCAAGCTATGAGCTTGGCCTCGTAGATCGAGGCGATGATTGCGTGACTCATAACTGGTTGTTCCTGATGGCCTCCAGCACGACCTGCTGGAAGCGAGCCACGGTTACCCGAACCATGCCGCCGGGGGCCTGAGTCGAATGGCCAAACTCAAGCGGGATCGCGTAGGGCAAGTTATTGATGATGTAGGCCATCTGGCCGGCGGAGAAATCGCTCATAGCGGCGACCAGAGCAGCGGTGGTATCGGCGCCGCTCGGGTCCACCTCGTCAAAGGTGACGTTCTCGACCACGCCGAGCGAGATATGCCAGTTCGCACGGAACCGGCCGCCGACATAGCCCTCTGGCGCCTTGATGTCCATGCCGTCGTTGAGCTTGCGGCCCTTCTTGAGCCTGCCGCCCTTCGTGAGGTTGGCCGGGTCACTACGCAGCGCGCTGTTGTGATCGTCGACGGCCTTATTGTACTCAGTCGCCACTGCGTTCTGCGCCCAGATCTCCGGGTTACCCACGGGAGACATGCGGATCAGGCTGCTTCCGACCTCGATGATGATCTCGCGCACACTGGCGTCTATGGCTTCACCCGTCTGGGCGGCGAACTCGGCGAGGCTCAGGGCGAAGCTTCCGGATTGGGTCGCCATGTCATTTCCTCAGTTGCGCCGTCCACGTCGCATCAGCAGGGTCCGCAGACACGTTCATCACCCGCAGCCCGTTGACGATATCACCAATGGCCGGGGCAGCCAGTACCGCCGTCCGAACGCCGGCCTCCGACACGAAAATCTCGTTTTGCAGCACCAGAAGCTTCTTGTCGGTCGTCTGGATGAGGGAGCCGTCGATTTCCTTGGAAAGGTAACTGCCCAGAACGCCGCGGCCCACGTACGTGACGGTGGTCTCCGGCGTCTCGCCGCCCAGGTCGGGGTCATACTCGCCCGCTACCTTGCGCGCGCCTGTCACCGGCTTGACCGCATCGGCCAGGCCATCGGGATCGTCGAACGCCTCGGCCAGATCGGCCTGAATTTCTTCGCGCATCCCCATGATCAGATCCTTTTCAGCATCATCACGCCGGAGCGCGTGATCCACGGCGCCAGCAGGGCCAGGGCGAAGTTCACGCCAGCCGACTGATCGGTAGAGCCTGCCAGGTAGGTTTTGCTCACCGATGTGCCGGACTGCGCGGATACTGTCTTGCTCTGCACTTCCTTCTGCGTTGCTGTGTACAGCTTGCCCGCCGCCGCCTCTTTGGCGACCTGGGCGCCGGCTGTTCTAATCTCGGCCGGAACCGGATCGGGAACAGCCCGCTTAATCTTGGCCGTGAGCCAGGCGTTGGCCATGGTCACAGCAAGGACCGGATCACCGGTGCCGGCCCAGTCAGGACCGAGCTGGGCGTCAACATCGGCAACGGTGATGAAGTAGGTCATGTGCTTTTCCTTATTCCGCTGGCACCAGGGCCTGCAGGTCTTCTTTCTTGGCGGTCGCGTCGAAGGTAATGCCCTTCGCGGCCAGCCACTCTTTCAGCTCAGGGACCTTCATTTTCAGAGGGTCGGTTTCCGGGGTTTCCTGCTCCTTGCCTTCGGAAACCTTGATGCCGGCGGCCTGGTAAGCATCGAAGATATCCGGTGCATCGCCATCAACGACCACCTCGGTCGCGGAGCCGATGACGCCGAAAAACTCGCTCAGCAGGCGGTAGCACACGCCGCGCTCTTTGCCAGGCTTATCCGTGTAGATCACTTTCATAAGTCACCTCAAAAGCATCCCGGCGCCATACGGGCGCCAGGCTGTGTGGGCCGAATTACGGCGTGGTGGTACCGCTGATCACAGCGGCGAACGGAACCTGCTTGCGGCTGAACACGCGCTGCCAGTTCGCAGCAGTGGCGTATTGAGTGGCGGTCGGGCTGAGGTTCTGAGCCTCGGAACCCTTCCAGCTGAAGCCGGCTGGCTGGAGGATGTAAGTCTTCCGCTCCCACAGCACTTCGGCACCGCCGCCGTTACCGCCGCCGGGCTTACGCTCCAGTTCCACCGGGACCTTCGGCGTGCCCTCGCCGTAACCGAACGCGCCCTGGCCGAAAAACACGGACAGGTACTTGCCCGCGCCGTACACCAAAGCGTCGTCCATGAAGACTGGTTTGCCGAGGTAGGTTGCCAGGATGATCTTGCCTTCGGAGTCACGCAGGTACTCGATGAGGTCCTGCTTGACCATCTGGTTCATCACCACCGAGTGCACACCGATGGCGCCGAACTGGTCAGCGGCATCGCCGGCGGTGAAGGCGGCATCCTGGAAGGCGTTCGCGCTGATGGTCGCGCCCGCGTCGATTACCATGTCGCCGCCGTTGTTCGCGATGTTCGAGGCGATGATGCCGCGAGCCGCGCCCAGGGTGTACCGCTGCCACTGGCGGGTCCAGTAGGTGCCGAAGCGGTTGCGGATCTGCTGCTGAGGCTCGCTGTTCGCCAGCTCAGCGGTAAGGTCGGCAACGCCATAGCCTTTGTTGAGGTACAGGACGCGGGCACGCATGCTGTCCTGGGTTACTTTGCCGACTTCGCCCTGGTCGTTCGGATCATCGTTGCTGATGTTCGGGGCTTCATCAGCGTTGAGATCCTGCCAGTAGCTGATCTCGGCGGTACCCTGGCTGCCGGAGGCGATCGCGTCCAGCACAGGGGAGCGGGTCACAATGCCGGACTCGTAAACAGCGGTCTTTTCCGGGCTGTTAACCGGCGCCAGGGAGACGTAGTAGTCGCCGACGAAGATGTCGGTCAGTTGGGTAGTTGCCATGGATTAGGTTCCTTTGGTGGCCTGGATTTTCTTGAACAGCTCAGGGTTGTCACGGGCAATCGAGGCGCGCTCGACCTCCGTGTATTCGCCCCACTTCTTCGTGGCCTTGCCACCGTTGTCGCCGGTCTGCCCGGCACCCTGAGCCCTTGGCCACAGGTGTGTTGCTGTTTCACGCAGCGACTCCGCCCATTCGAGCGGCGACAGCGGGGTTTTCCCGTCCTTCCCGTACACGACCTCGCCGTCACGGTCGGTAGCAATTGCCTCGCCGTCTTCACTGAGTTTGAAAGTGCCCCGGGCGCGCAGGATGATGTCCTCGGCCGCCTCGGGGAGTGCGCCGGCCTTGATGGCAGCAGCGCGAATGGAATCGGCCAGCACTTTATCGCTGTACTTGGCAGCGAACTGTTCGGCCTTGTCGGCGCGGGCCTTCTCGGCTGCCAGCTTGGTGTCGTAGTCGGTGCGCAGGCGCTCGGTACGGCGGGTGATAACCTCGTCCAGCTTGCCCTCGGCAATCAGCTTGGTCTCTTCATCCTGGCCAACCTTGGTCAACAGCCCTTTCACGGCCTCGATATCCAGGCCTTCGAACTGGCCCTTGAAGCCGTCCAGTTCTGTTTTAGTGGTCCGGAGCGAGCCAAGCAGCTCGGTATTTTTGTTCTTGAGGCCCAGGGTTGCAGCCTCGACAGCTGCAGCAATGGCGGTCTGAACTGCCGGGTCTTCAAGATCAATCTGGTTTTCGTCTGCCACTTGGTGCACCCCTTGGGTTTGGTCAGCCCGCTTTGCAGGCAATAAAAAACCGCCCATTGGGCGGCCTGGTGTGAATTCTGTGATTTATCGAACTATCGAGAGCCCGCGCATCACCAGGTAATCGGCAAACTGCGTCCTGCTCGGCGCGTATGGCGGCGGGCGCATGCGCACGCCGGGCGTATCTCGGCTGAGCCGCGTGCGCCGCCCGTTCGGATCAGTGCAATGCGTGGGCTCTTCGATCTGGAAGCTCTGCTCGGCAGCGTAAAGTTCGACGGCCAGCCTCACCTGGCCCCATTCCAGCTCAAAGGGCACGAACGTCTCGGACAGCGTCTGGTATTCGATCTTGCAGTCACGCCGGGGCCAGGCCATTGCCTGGTCAGACTGGGCCTTGCGCCCTTTCCACTGGCGACCGTTGATGTCGGCCGCGGCGCGCAGGAGCAGTTCGACCTGGTCAGCCTCAGCTTCAGGTATCCGGAACCCGTAGTAGTCGCGGTAGAAGGTCAGCTTCTCCAGCGGCACGAAGCTATTCGCGTCTGGCCTGCCCTTCCCGTCCTCGACGATGATCTGCATGTGCTATCTCAACCTGGTTGAGCGCCGAGTGTAACGCCTGCTCGGTTGAACATGTCAGGCTCTGCGTCCTTCAACTGCGCCAAGGTCAGCGGCTTGAACGACTTGTCGAGCTGCAGCTTGGCGAACTTCTCCGGCGTCAGCCCGCCATCGCGGAACAACTTGCCCCGGACCGGCCCGAGGGCGTGATCCTGGAAGCTTGCCGGTTGCGTGGCAAGCCACTCGTAATAGTTAAGGCCTGCATCGACCTGAGCTCCGCCGTTATCGCCCACCGAGGCGCGCGTGGCGTCCTTGGCGAACATCTCCGAAAGCCTGGTGGTCGGCACCGTAGTTGACCGGCAGTTGATGTGCGCCGGCGGCAGCGGACCTTTGCCCAGGTCAAATCGCATCCCATCGAGGCCCTTGCACTGCTGCGAGGTCTTGCGGTCAAGCGTCGACACCCAGCGATAGCCCAGCACCACGTCGCTGTTGGCCTTCAGCGTCTCCATCCGTGCCGTTGTGGCCACATGCTGGATTGCCGTCTGCACCACGGCGCCTGCGTTGCGGTTGCTCACCGCCAGGACGCCGTCCGTGAAGTTCTGTGCCGCGGTACCGCGAATCGCCTGGATGATCTGGGCGTTTGTCTGGCCCTGACCGAAGCCAAGACGGATGGTGTTTGTAACCCGCATCGTCTCGGTGCGCGTCCAGCCACTCACAAAGCTCTTCAGCAGCTTGCCGCCGTCGATACCCTTCACCTGCAGAGGATAGGAGAACACCGCCGCGCGGATCACCGTATTTGTCGGCACCACCGCGTCGATGGAGAGTGCATTGCTCAGGCTTTTGGCTTCAAAACTCGACTCATACAGCGCGATGTCGACCAGATCGGCCTGCACCAGGTCGCCATATGCCTTGTAGATGTCCAGCAGCTTGCCGTCCACCCGAGCAAGGAACTGCTCAAGCCGGCCCCGGCTGTAGGTGGTCAGCTCCTTGCGGGTCAACTGCTCCCGAACAAGCGTGTCGATCTGGCGCAGGTACTTCTCGAACTTCTTGACCTCGCCAGCCTTAAGCCGCTCCAGCATTACCGAGTGGCGCGTCGCCTGCTCCAGCAGTTGGCTGTCCGCCTGCACCAGGTTTGTCGATGGCATCGTCTTTGTCCAAGTTGATGCCGGCCGACTCGCGCTCGTCGCTGATCAGGTCGGCTTCGTCTTCGTATGGGCGGTCCGGCAGCTTGCCGGTGGTGAGGTACTGCCAGTAGGTGTCGGCGCTGATCGTGCCAGCCATCACACCCTTGAGCAGTTCAGCGAGCACCTGGGCGTCGACCACAGGGGTCACGAATTCAGGGTTCACCTTGAACTTGACCTGTTTAGGATCGTATCCCTTCCACTCTGCGGCATAGCGCAGCCCCTGCTCCACCGCCTCGGCCACAGTGATGACGATGCTGTGCAGCGTGGCGTGCTGGTCGTTCTGACGCGTCTTGCGCGCCTCACCCGACTCGGTACCGGCCACGTCCATGACCTTGGCGCCCGCTTCAAGTGCGGCGTTCTTCTGGTCATCCATGGCTTTGCGGTTGGCTTCAATGCCGGTGCCCTTGAATTCAAGGTATTCAGCCTTTCCGTTCGGCCCAAGATCCCAGGCAGCGGATGGACCGGTTACGCTCAACTCCACCGCCTCATCCAAACCCGACACCCACGGCTGCGGATGACTGGTCTGATGCAGAGAACTGAAGTAGTCAGCGCTGATCTGGTAGGACTTCAATGCGGCGCGAGCCATGGTCAGCAGCGGCACCTCGTCTACGTCCGGTGAATTGTCAGTCGAGCCGCAGTAGATGACGGGCAAATAGGACAGGCCTTTGACGAGACGGTTGTCGACACCTGTGGTGCCCAGCGGGCGTTCGTCGTCGACCAGCTCGCCAGCCTCGTTGCGCACGGCCGTGTAGCAGACCTCGCCCAGCATGAAGAACTCACGGAAAACCGTGATGCTGTCATGGCTGTAGCGATCGCCGCCCTTCTTGCGGAACTCGCGGAATACAGAAAGCACCAGGTCCTGCCGGCCGCCTTGATCGGCGGTGTCCCAGTTGATCGCGTTGCGCGTCGCGTAGGTCGAGAAGTAAGGCTCGCCACTATCATCGATGTTCACCACCAGCGGCACCCGGCCATGGGAGATGGCTTGGCGCACTAGGCGGAAGAACAACTGCTTAAGCCCGAAGCCGTCGGCTGTGGCATTGTCCTCCAGCCCTTTCAGCCCGGCAGGCAGCTCAATCTCCGGGATAAGCCGCGAGACCAGGCCCATCATCGAACGCAGCGAGTCGCGCACCCAGTGCTCGTACAGAGCCCGGTTCGTGTAGTTCTCGTAGAGGTACTTGTTGCCGGCTCCGTCAATCTTTTCTGCTTCGACCATGCCGCTTGGCTTTGGCAGGTTGCGCTCGTTGCGCTTTACGGCGCACTCACCCTCGAGCGCGTCGTCCATCATCTCCCACTCGGCGATATGCGCGTCGTAGCCGGGGTTTGTCGATTGCACTGGCATCAGGCCAAGCCTCCAATTCGGCGTGTTCCGCCTGTGCGTTTGATGCACGGCCACTCAACGTCGATGCAATAGCCAATCGCCGTGGTGATGTGCTGGTAGTCGTTTTTCTGGTCTTCCTGGAAGGTCGAACCCATTTGAAGCTGGACCGTACTCAACCCCTTGTGACACCAGGGAGCGGTGACAGGGTTGATGAACAGGCTGGTTTCGCCTGAGGCGGTCAGGATCTTCGCCCGGACGGCGTTCTGCCGGTCCTTGATGGATGGGTGCGCCGGCTTGACCTTGCGGGTGTACGCCCAGCCATTGGCCTTCAGCACGCCCTCAATGTCGGTGTAGTCAGACGCGTGGCCGTGCTTCTCGCCCGCCTTGCCCGCCGGGTCGCCGTAGATCAGGACGTGTTTGTTTTTGTGATCCTTGAACTTGTCCACGAACTCAGCAGCAGACTGCTTCGAAACGGCGCTGATCAGCACAATCTCATCGAGCAGATAAAGGTCTTTGCCATCGTTGCGCCGGACACCGATCGCAGATGACAGGGGCGTGAAGTTCTGGTCGTGCATCCACATCAGTTGCTCATGCGGCTCAATGGCTGCATCCGTGGTGTTCGCCTTGCTGTAGTCCTCGTAGATCCGGCCAGACGCCGTTTCGAACGATGCTTCAAATTCCTGCTTGAACTGCTTGGCCGACATGGCCCGCTTCATTGCGTCCATTACGTCAGCAGGAAGAATCTCGGCCGACTTCCAATGGAACACCCGGAAGTTCGGGTCATTGCCCGACTCCGCCTGCATGCACAGATCGTAGTAGTGGTTCAGGCCGTCAGGTACGCCGAGCAACCAGCACCAGGCCCGGTAATCCGGCATGGTTGGGTTGACGGTGTTCAGCGCCGGGAGAATGTTTGCCTCCCAGGCGTCCGGCTTAATGTCGGCGAATTCGTCAATTCCCCCGCCAGTCCACGGGATACCCTCAATCCGCTGCGGCTTGTCCAGGCCGATGACGTGAATCTCGCTACCGTTGTCCAGGTAGATGATCAGGTCGGACTCGGACGGCCGGCGACCGTGCATGCAGCACAGCGTGAAGGCCTTGAGGTCATCCCAGAATATCTTCTTGGCCTGGGCGTGCGTTGGTGCGGCGGCGAAGTACATGCCGGTGTACGCCGATGCCTGCTTCACCACGAAGCGCTTGAAACGCTCAGTCTTGCCGCTACGACGACCAGCAGGCACCAGCGGGAAGCGAATGCCTTCAGACACAGCGGCCACCAAGGCGAGCTGCACCGGGTGATCCTTGAGCGGATACCAGCGGGACAGCTGGCGGTCCAGCATCAGGTTGCCAGTGTTCGCAATCATGACGGCAACCTCGCGATCAGGTCAGCCAGCAGCTGGGCGTTTGAGTTGCCGCCGCCCTTCTCTATCAGCTTGAGCTCGGCCTTACGCTTCTCGATCTCAAGCCGTTTGATTTCTTCATCCAGCGACTTATCAGGCTCAACTCGGCGATTGACATAGACGTCACCCGTCTCTTTGGCTGCTTGCTCGTAAAGCTGGGCAGTCAGCGCCAGGTTGCGCATGTTCTCGGCCTTCTCGGCCAGTCGCCCAAGGCCCCGAAGTCGGTACGCGCGATTGGCAATGGGGATATCGGTTGTCTCTTCACGGAATCGCTTGCGAGCAGCGTGGAACAGGTTCACCCAGGTCTTGCCGAGCTTCTGCCCGGCAAACTTTGTCGGGTCGTGCGTTTCGCATTGCTGGCGGGTGATCTCAATCCCGAATTCTGTCTTGACCGCTGCTACCACCTGGGATGGCGTATCGAAGCAGGCCAGAGCCTGAACGATGAAGGCTTTGACCTCGCTTCGTAGTACTGCCATATGGTTGTCATCCGTCAATACCTGTCATGGAATCAGGCCAACTTGAGCAGACAGGTTCCGCAGGCCCTCGCAATGTTCAATTTCCCCACCTCAGCAGGACTGTTTGCAGCATCCACCAACGCTTGAACGTCAGGGCTCGCACCGTAGCGACGGACAACACCGACGAACTCTTCGACGTCGTGGCCCTGCAGCTTGATCTTCGGTGCACCGTCTTGGGTGAATGCTGGTTGACCGTACTTGTCGGTCGCGTGAGCCAGGTGATACAGCTCGTGTTCGATCAG